GTCATCAAAACAGCCCCGCTACGGTCAAAAGAAACAGCGTGATCGCGAACGCCAGCAGCATGAAGGCGAGGACCGATGCGAGTGGTCCCCACGGCCGCGGCCGGATGGTCCTCCAAGGGGACGGCCTGCGCATGGTGTGCTCGCAGTGCCAGCCGTTCGATATCTCAAGCAGCAGAGGATTAATCGGCATCTTTCATGCTCCTGCGAGGCTTGATGCGGTAGCCCTTCAGCTCCGGCCACACCGCCGATGCAGCATCAAGCTGCTCTTGCAGCACGGCGATCACGAAGTCCGGTGCTGTCGCGCACCACGATCCGACGTTGAACTCTTGTGTGCTAGTCACCGACACGTGCAGCCGCATATCAAAGCTTCCCGAAATCGATCAAGCGCTGCAGCGAGAAGATCGCCTCGTTAAGTTCCTCGGGGGCCTCGATCGGTGGATCGCCCCACACTGCCGGAGCCTCAAGCTCACGGCGCGCAGTCTCGGTCAGCTCAAGAACATGCGCGAGCGTGCGCCGCAGGTCAGAAGTCGACATCGCTGAAATCCTCTTGCGCTGGGGTGGTCCTGGCGATCTTCACGCCCGTCGAGACACTTGTGACGAGTGCCGGAGCGATCTGCTCGAGAGCACCTGGCCCGCGTATGCGATCGATTAGCTTCTCCATCTGCGCAGGCGATTTAAGCTTTCTCTCCCAAACCTCATCGGGACTGAGGCCGAGACCATCTAAAATCCTCTCCATCACGCCTTGAACCGTAGCGTCGGGGTCGATCCATTTGCGCGTTGGTCTCGTCGGGACCAGCCCCCAGCCGGGGATGCGAACCTGGTGCTTAAACCGATCGAGCGCGTACTCACGGATACGATCGATCCAGAGCTGCGCGCGCTCAGCGGTATCGAGCGCGCTCGCAAGCTCAAGCGGATCGGATGACGGCTGATGTCCGGGCGATCCTGGCTCGACCTCGTCGAACTCGGCTTGCGCCATAGCTACGGCTGCTTTGTGCAGCTCGGGACAAGCCTGCGCCACAGGGCAGAACCTGCACCACGCGCCGCTATGCAAAGGCGCATCGGGCTGCGCGCAAGCTTCAACGCCCGGGACCAGCACATCGTCGATCCACATCAGCAAGTCCAAGGGTGTCGTCTCCCAGGACCAGACCGGCGCGGCGCGCGGCACATGCGGCTGCACGATGGTAAGCTTGATGATCTGCACCTGCTCGCGCTGCGCGGGCGGCAGATGCAGCATCACACCGGCCGCGTAATAGAGCAGCTGCGGGTTCTCGATCGGGCTGACCGTGACGCCTGCGCCGTTCTTGTAATCGACGATCTCCAAGGTCTCGCGATCGTGCAGCAATGCCGCGTCGACCGTGCCGAACAGCGGCTCCGGGGGCGGGCTGCGCTGGAAATACCGATCGAGGTCGACGCGGAACTCGACCCGCTTCCACTCGGCAGGGACGTTGATATAGGCGAGCATGACGTTGACGCCATCGATGAACTCCTGATCGACGACGCCGATATGCCCCTCGGCCTGCCACATCTCACCCAGCGTGCCGGGATCAAGCTCGGCTTTGCCTGCCTTGACTGCGTTCTCGATATAAGAGTGCGCCAAGGTCCCGGTCGCGGCGTAGATCGAGGACGGCCGGTGCGGCGCGGTCTTGCTCAAGGCGTAGCTGCCGGGACAAGCCAGCCAGCGATAGTCGCCGGAAGCGCCTAAGAGCGAATGCTCACTCATCGGTCGGCGTCGGCGTCGGCTCAGATTTACGGGGATCGATATCCGGCAAGCGCCGCCAAGTCCCGTCGAAGCCGGCGCGCGCCCAGACCTCGCCGTCAGTCGTCAACGCGAACAGCACTTCGCGCGTTGTCGTCGCGACTGCCGCGATCTGCATGACGCGCCCGGTCATCGCTGCAGCCCCACCGACTGCGCCAGCTTCATCGCCGCCGTGTAGAACGTATGCCCGCTCTCGACCGGCACGTCGTAGAACTTCGCGACCTGCCATTGCTTCTGCAGCGCTTTGACTTCCGCGACGCGCCCCGCGGCGTAGACCTGCCGCACCAGCGCGAGGCCTGCATCACGCGCCTCGCCGGGCGACATCGAGGCGGCGTCGGGCAGCTCAAGCGGATCGCTGTCCGCGAGCGGGTCTGCGCCGTTGAGTTCGGGCGCGGCTGCAGCTGCGGCGGCTGGTGCCGCCGCTCTCTTTGCGTCCTTCGCGGCGCGTGCTTTAGCGGCCGCGGCTTGCCGGTTCGCCAAGACCGTGTCGGTGGTAGACTTGGTGGTCTCAGGGATCGGCGTCGCAGCAGCATCAGCGGTCTCAGGGATCGGCGTCGCAGCGTGATGAGGCTGATCCATCGCCTGGTCCTTGAGCCGGATTGGTCCTGGCTTAAGCAGCCCCTGCAGCTGAGCGAGCAGTTGCTCCCCGACCACCGTGTTCAGATCGAATGTCAGCGTTACTTGCATTAAAGTCGTCTCCCTGTAATTCAGCGATCTCGACGGCCTTCCGTCGAAACACCCGCATGATCCGTTGATCGAGCGTGCCGGGCAGATAGAGGAAGCTCGCCAGCACGCTGTCGCGTTGTCCCAGCCGATGCGCACGGCAGATGGCTTGCACGTTCTCGCCCGGGACCCATGACGGCTCGACGATCGCAACCTCGCTGGCCGCGGTGAGCGTGATCGCGGTCCCGGCCGCGAGTATCTGGCCGATGAAAATTCGCGCGTTGGGATCGAGTTGGAATTTCGCGATCTGCGTGGCGCGCAGCGCGGGACTGGTCTCGCCGGTAACAACGACGGGACCAAACTCCAAGAGGCCGCGGCGCAAATGCTCGATCACCGCGTGATGCCACGCGAAGATAAGCAGCTTCTTCGTCGACGCCATGCGCTCCTGCACCCAGAGCAAGGTCGGCGGGACCTTGGCGAGGCCCAGCGTCTGGCGCAGCGCCGCGGTGGATGCGTCCGGCATGGCCGCATGCAGGGCTTTCAGCGCTTCGCCGGTGGTCCCGGCCGATGACAGCGCCGCATTGAGCTGCGCCGCGCGCACGGTGTGGCGTCCAAAATCGAGACGCGCCGCAAGATCGAGCGGGATGTCCTGGATTATCAAGGGCGGCAGCTCCGTCAGCACTTCAAGCTTGCGACGGCGCAGGATCACGGGACCAAGCGCCTTGCGCAGCTCGCCCTGGTTCTGGCTTCCGGTGATCTGCCGCCCATAAACGGTATCGCGGTAGCGCGTGAACCGTTCCTCGAATTGCGCCAGCGCGAGCGGCTTCTTGCCAAGTGCGTCCGGCCAAAAGGTCCGATAATGCTGCCATAGCTCGCCCGCGTGATTGGGCGAGGGCGTGCCGGTCAAGAGCAGCACCTTGCGCGCCGCCGTCTGCAGCCCAAGCGCATGATGCGTGCCGCCGCCGTAGATCGCATGCGTGCGGTTCGAGGGGTTCTTGAGGTAGTGCGCCTCGTCGACGATCAGCAGGTCCCAGCGCAGCTGCCGGAGCCGGAAAGAAATCCGATTGCCGAAGTTCGAGAGCGCGTCATAGCCGATCACCAGGATCAGCTGAGGGCGCGCGATATGGTTGCGCAGATCGAAAGCTTTGACCTGGCCCTGCTGGGGCCGCGGCTCGACCAGGACCACGCGCGGGGACCAGTCCGGGACCCACGCCTCGATCTCGTTTTGCCACACCCGGCGCGCGCCCGCGGGACAAACGATGAGAATGCGATCGGCGTTGAGCAGCTTGGCCGCGGCCAGAGCCTGGCGGGTCTTGCCGAGACCAGCCTCGTCCGCCAGCAGCAAGGCCCGCTGCCGGGCAAAAGTGTCGTGCAGCCAGCGAACGCCTTGTTGTTGGTAGTCCCGTAGCGGCGCTAGAGACGCGGACAAGGCTTCGCAGCTCCACAAGTTGTGCAGGGGATCAGGCTTCAAAGGAGCTTGCGGCTTTGGTTGGGGACGCGGGAACTAGTTTGTCGTGTTGTCCTGCGGCATGTCAAGCTTTTGTTGCGCACCAAAGAGGGCCAACAAAGCCGCCTCAGCGCGGCCGTCGTCGCGGACCCGGCTGAAATCCTTGTGATTGGCCGGAAACATTCGCGAGGCCATCAGCCGGGCTTCGTTTTTGTCGGGTCCCAGACGGAAGCTGCGCTTCCATTCGTTGGGCGTCACCAGCTGGAACGGCACCTGCGCCTGGGCGAGAATGCCGCGCACCACGCCGTAGGCGAAGCCGAACGAGAATGCGCTGGTCACGCC